GAAGTATTATTAGCTTGCTTCTTTTCTTCACGTCTTTCCATCTCAAATTTAAGAGAGGTGTCTACATCCGTATTACCATTTTCATCTTTATATGCTAAATTGGTGTAAATAGCTGGAAGAAAGAAGCCTATAGTTCCTCTTCCTTCATAAATATCTTTAAATCCTAAAAAATCATAAGCTTCAGGGTCTCTGAATATAATCTCAGACTCAATAACTTTATCCATATCCCCACCTGTTCCTAAATATAAGGAAGATCCAAACTTACCTGCCCCCATATCTTGCGTAGACTCATTCGCTCCATGTACGGTGAGAATCTTATCTTCCAATCCCACCTCTTCTACCACTAGGACATTGTAACGGCCCCCAACGGCTGCTTGCTTATTGTCTTTATACGTTTCATGTATCAACAAGGACCCTGTACCTTCTTTTACTAGAGAATTTCCTATCTTTTTCTCATACTCAAACCTATAAGGATTTTTAGAGTTACCTACCTTCAATGTTCCTGAAAAAGTCCTACTAAAAGGAGAAGGAAAATAATCTCTGTCAAAATACTCCCCAGGAAGATTCTTTAAAGAGTTTGAGAATTTATCTAAAAGCTGAGAAGATTTTCCTGAACTAGCTGACCCACAAAATATTTCCACTTTATTCCTACCTGATAGATAATCTTCCACGGTCTTTGCCCCATCTGATAACCACTCATGTTCCATTAACGCTGATGCCATAAAGCTTTTTCCTCCAGACCTAGATCCTAACACAAAGAGGTTCAATGCGTTATTCTCATATAAAGGATTACCAAGAGGGTTTTCATGGGTACCATTAAGATATTCTAAAGGGTCTACATAAGTCTTTAAGGTGCCATCTTTCTTATAACAATTATCAGTGAGGTTATTTAAAAATTTAAGAGGAATATCAGGAAGACTATTGTTTAACAATTTATCTTGCTTTAACTTTGCAGTCCAATTAGAGGTGTATTCATCATCCTCATCAAACCCGCTAAAGCCTCTACAAATAAACCAACAATTTAAAATTGTCCAGTTTATATCCAATAGGCTAGGTCTAGATTTAATACGTTGCTTACCATCTTGGATAGTGATGGTGTGATAGTTGGCAAAGTAGTTTAATTGAGGGTTCATGTACCTCCAACGCAGTCCTTCAGGAGTTTGTTCCTCTCTCCACATCCCTAAAATAAATTCCTCAAGTTCTTTAGTCCAATATTCAGAATAAGCTGTACTATGAGGGTGTAAAACAGGATGGTTTTTAATAAAAGGAGTATTGTCATATATTTTTGGAAAAATATAAGAAGTATCTATAATCATTGTTTTGGCGGACCAGGTTTTATGTCTAAACTATTTTTTTTGTCACCAGATAGATTAGTAAAATTTTTAAAAAAATTATTCATTATAAAATCTGTATTTATAGGAATAATTTTAATTTCTATAGAGGGAGTTATAATGTGCTCAAAATCATCAAAATTTTTTAGAGTTTCTCTAATAATTTTTTTTGTTTCTTTTGCGTTATCAACACCTTCTACTTCAATTACTTTATCTTCCGTATCAATTAATATTATCATCTGTTGTTTGAGGGTCTTGCTTGGTTTTTTCTTCCATTTCTTTCTGCCAAGCAGCTTGTTGGGCTTTATTATACGTTTTCATAATACTTGAATACCAAAAATATCTCCCTTCTTTTAAAGAAAATCTTTCTCCTGGTTTTGGCTGATTATAAATATTTGGTTTATTTACTGGGTACATACTTTTTAGTTTTATAAATTATTGTTTTGTGTGTGTTATTTATTTTTTGCTTGCTTTGCTTACTAATTTCTCAGTGAAAGATTCTTCTCTTCCACCTCTAGCCCTAGTTTCAATGTTCTCATCTTGATATTCCTTGTAAACCTTTCCAAAAGATTCCCAGATAAGCTTAGAGTCTTTCATCATCTTATCAAGGGCTTCAAAGGTATCTAAGCTATAAGAAAGAGTTTCTAGGAACTTATTCCTCTCCTCTATCTTATCCTGCCATACCTTCAACTCTCTTTGTATCTTTGTCAGCACTACCTTTGGGTAGGCATCTATCAAGTGTTCATAATGGTCAAAATCAAAAGAATCTTCTTTTAAAAAGTATTTTTTAATGTCTTCTGCTCTCTCGTCTTTTCTAAGTCTAATCTTTGGAGACTTTATGTCACAAAAAAGATATATGGCCCACATTACTTCTGAAGTGTAGTCCTTGTTCTCTGAAGAATTATAAAAATTATCAAAAGGTTCTGTAAATTTAAATTCAGGATTCACTTCCCAAAATAAATTTCTATTAACCTCATAATCAAAATTCTGCATTAAATAATAATCCATCGTCTGTGTTTTTATTATTAAATAAATAGAGATTCTTTGTGTTTACCTTTTCTCCTGTTTCCTTATCTGTAAACTCTTTTACAATAATTTCCTCAGTTTCGTAATAGTTTCTCTTTATCTCCTCCCCCTCTCTTATTCTCCTAGTGGCTATTAAAGAGTGTCCTTCTACTCTTACGTTGGGGTCAAAGGAATGCTTAATGTATTTTACAATAGGGTCTAGCACATGGTAATTTACATCTAATTGTATTGTGTGTTGAGTAGGTGTTTTTAATTCTTCGCAACATATAAATAGAACAGTTTCGCCAGTAAAGAAATCCCTTGTAGAATGGACTTGTTTTAGTCTTTTACTTTTTCTAATTTCAAAATGATTATTATGGTTACTCATGTATTATTCTATCTTTAAAAATCTCTAATAAATCATTATAATATAGGGTTATGTCTTCTCCTTTTAATAGTTTTTTTATTTGTCTTTGATCTAATGGTAATTTTAACAAAAGGTCTTTAAATTTATCATTTGCTGATCTAAGTTTTAATTCTTTCCTATCATAAATAGGAGTTTCATTAAGATCCACTAAACAATCTATTCTTGGAAAATGAACAATACTCCTCATTGATTTATCTAAAAAACAAATTGGAGCGGTAGTGTTCATTAATAAGAAAAACCCTGAACTTGAGCATTCCTCAATAGGGTAGAGAACTATATCCTCATAATCCTCAATGGCTTTAGATAAAGGATGTACAAAACTTGTATAACCTCCAGGAGTGTTAATGAAAAAATTAATTGGTAAATCATTATTATTTAAAAATGTTAAGGCATCATTAATTGCTGATAACTCAAAATCACTATGAAAAATATAAGTTAATCTTTTATTATCTACAATTATTTCCATAATAAAAGTTTAAGAAATAATGTTTTTTGTGATTCTAAGAGATATTGCGGTGGCATTACCATGAACATAAATGAATTTATCTGAAGGAGTGCCTAGTTGAATAGTAAAATCAAGTTCTTTGTTTTCTCCTGGCTCTATAATAGTTGCTGTATTAATTCCTGAAGGAGTGGTACACCCGCAACTTTTAGAAACACTTCGGCATACAAAGGTTTCATTTCCTATGTTTTTCACTAATGCTTTTCCGCTTACAGTGTCATTTCTTCTACCTGTAACCAATACTACTTCTGGTTCAAATACTACTGTGGTGAGCTTTAAGTTTGGGTTGATATTATCTGTCATTTTATTAAAAATTTATATTGTTTTCTAATTTAAATTTCTCCCACTCCTTTTCTCCCATCATATCAGGGAAGCAAGGGGTTTCCTTTCTTTTACACCCATCTGTACCATAATACAGATCAGGGGTTTCACACCCACATTCTAAGCAGCTACCATTTAAGGTGCATTCTTTAGCCACTTCTGCTCTCCAGAGCACTTGTTCTTTTTCACATTCAGGCAAAAAACCTGCCTCTCTAACTTGTGCAGAGAGGAAGTTTTTTACATTTTTAAAATTAATCTTTGCAGGATTAGCTGCATTTGGATTGGCAAACATATTAAATTTTTTATAGGCTTAAAATATCCCAATTTTCTTTAAATTCCCCGCCTTCCATTTTGTCATCATACTCTTCTTCTTTACTGTCGTCTTCTGACTCCATTTCTAAAGGGTTTGTTTCAAAATACTTTTTAACACAAGAATATTCCCCTTCTCCATTGAAAGGATATTTATCCACTGTTAAAAGCCATCCGTTGCTAATTTTTTCCAAAGTTTTTGTAACTTCTTCTTTATCAGTTCTTTTTTTCAAGATAAAAGTTTCATCTCCTTCATTCATTTCTTTGGTCATAGAAACAATTTTCTTTTTAACGACCGTAATTGGTAATGTTTTCATTTTTTTATTTATAGGTTAGTAATAGTTTTATAAAATTTACAATTTTGTATCGTAAAGACTCCGTAAATGACTTTATTCCAAGAATATCTGAAGAAGGAACAGTGCATTTTGGGGTATTATAAACAATTGGAGTTTCATTTATAATGCTATCCTCTATCTTATTGCTCTCTAACAAAGAGGTCTCTTCTTTTTTAGTCACTCTAGACGATTTCTTCTTAGGAGAAGCTGGTGTTTTTTTCTTATTGATATTTTTTTCCATTTTATATATTATGTTTTACGGTGACAAGATCCTCTGGTATTAAAAATGTAAGCTCTAAAGCATCGTCTGCGTCTTCTAACTTATTACAGAAGAATGCAAATGGCATTAGTCCTTGTAGATAAGACCCGAATACTGGTCTAGCTTCTCCCTCAGGATCTCCTCCTACAGGTGGCTTATAGCTTACAATTGGTTTATCCACCATATTATCTCCAAGAGAAATAATATCTCCTTCTTTAAAGGTTTTAGAACCATTAGCCATCAATACTTTAAAAGCATTTTTAATTTCAGTGGTTTTACGGTTGTCCATACCCACTAGCTGAGAAGCCAATGCACTTTTTTTAGCGTAACATTGTACTAAAATGTGATTTTCTCTTTTGATTTCAAATCCAAAATCTGGAATTGGTTGTTCTTTGAATTCTTTAATTGTCATAATTTTGATTGTTTTGTGTGTTTTAAAATTTTTACAAATATACGAAAATAATTTTTATTTTCTTTTATTTTTATTATTTCTTAATGATCTAATTGTGTTTATCATTTTTTGTGTTTTTTCTACATGCCTCAACTTAAAAAACATCCTAAGCCTTTTCTTTATCTTTATAATGCTTGGAGCTATTTTACCAAACTTAGGCAAATACATCTCCCTATCTGGAGACTTTGACATTTCCTTTGAAAGCGTTTTTACATAATCCTTATAAATGATTTCCACCATTTCGGGGGAAACATCCCCAAGATTACTAGAAACTTCCTCAAATATACTATTGGACATTTGCAATCACTAAGGTGGATATGAAACAAAATAGCACCAATATAATTAAAAAGTCTCTCGCTATTCTTTTAATCATTATATTAAAATCACAGTCTTCTTCTACCTTAAAAAATATATTTAAAGCTGCCATGGTGAGCAGAAAAGTTAAGATTAAAAGTAATTTTACAGCCAATATCACCATCATACTAACATTAATTTTAAGTTATTGTCTAAGCTTATAGCTATGGTGAGGTTTTTATACTTTACTAGCTCCTCATAGTATTCCATACCTAGCTCTCTTTTAAGCATATCATAGGTGGCATTATCCATTATCATAAGCTTTCTATATGGAGAGTTCATTTCTTTTATTATCTGTACAATGCTCTTATTCATATATAAAATTTATATCTAATTTAAATTCTTTATCTTTATATAAGCCCCAATATAAGAAGAAAATACTTGCATGTGTTTTGCAATCACTACATGCATTTGATTCATATTCTTAAATTTATTTACATTATTAGCATCTAATGCAGGGTAGTCTATTTTATAATACAATACCCAATATAAAACCTCTAGGGTCTTGTCAGAAAGTAATAGCCCTCTAGTGGCTAGTAATACTCTAGCCCTTTCTATAAAGCACTCTTTCTTGCCTTTTTTTATACTTTGTTTATATACTCCCATTTTGTATGTGTTTTTTATTTAACAATTATTATTTAAAAAAAGTTCCCCACCCACTATTTCAAATTCTTCTTGTTCAATTAATTCCTTTATCTCAATATCATTTAACTCTGTGCAATTTTCAGCAAGTTCTATAAATTCCTCTAAATCATCCTGATGTATTGCAAATCTTTTAGCATCAAATACTCCATAAGGAGCACAGGATTCGTCAAGATCTATTTCTTCCAGGGTGTATGCCATTGTTTTAGAGGGGATGGAATAGAATATCATTAGAATATGATAGAGTTCTTGTTCTTTCACCCATTTACTTGCAGGGATTACGCTTGGCTTATTCTTTTCGTCAATACAGATAACTCTTACACTCATTGTTATGTTAATTTATTTATAAAATAGGAGATAATACCGCATAGTGCGTGTTATTAAACAAACTTTGTACGTCTTTTTTAATTATTTTTCCATTAAAAGACAAATAAGGGTTGAATACCCAGTAGTTATGATGATTTTCAAACCTATCATACACCTGGAACTTTCCTATCACCCCTAATTTAAATAATTTTTCAATTATATTCTGTATTTTTCTCCTATCAACATTGAAAAACTCCGAAAGTTCCTTCATTGTACTCTCTGGTCTTAATGGTTCTAAGCTATTTGTATAGGCATGAGCCATCATAGACATTTTATAAGCCACTTTAAACTCTGTATCAGTGGTTTGAGTCTCTAATAATTGCCAAGCCTTTGTAAAAAACCTAGAATAACTCTCAGTACTGATAAAGAAATTCATAGAAGGGTCCTTTGGCTGCTTTTTTTCCCTATTGTGTACCGCCACTTCTGCCACTTCTCCAGTGTCTAAGTCTATCTTAGCAGCCCTTTCGTTATGTTTTAATTTAATTACCTTCTCGTACATACAATATATTTATTATCTATCCTCCTAATACATCTATCTCCACTATATCAACCGTCATAACTAATTGGTTTATATTTGTTTATTCATTTTATCTAAAAACCATCCGGGAACTTCTTTGCTAAAATATGTCCAACCAGTACTATCTGCCATAGTATATTTGTACGTGGAAGAACTATCAATGCCTATTAGCTTAGAGTAGAATACAAAATCTTTACACTCATAATGCCAGAAATACCCCAAATCCCCAACCTTAGGTTTACCCCACTCACTTATATCAGTGAAGCCCCCGTTCTCTAAAGAATATTCTGTAAGAGATAATAGAGGAGATGAATCCCCCATACTATGTACCCCACTTAGAGTGTATGTACTTATTCCCTTTCCATCAAACCTAACAATAATAGGATAGGAAATTTTATCAAAATCTTCCCTATACTCAACAATTGCTCCCCACCCCCATCTAATATCAAATACTCTAGTTCCTATTTCTAGTTTTTTCATTCCACTATTATTCTTTAATTGTTATCTGCAGCTAAAGCACCTGCTTTAAATCCTCTATTATACCCGTCTCTATATCTATCTTGCCCTAATCTAGGAATTGGACAAAGAGGAGTTATAGGACAAATAGCAAATTGTCCTTTGACATCTTTCCACCCCTCACAATACCCGTCTCTCCATCCATCACAATACTCGGAATACAATCTCTCTTTTGTCACTTCTTTAATAATACTGTGTGAAGATATTAATAATCCCCCACTCATAATCCCTAATAATAATACTATCTTTTTCATTTCTTTATAATTTTATGCAAAATTAATACATTTATCTTTAATGTCAAGAATTTTTTTTATAATCTAAATAAAATCCTATAGCCACAATTATATTCATCCCACAAGAAGCAACTATCTCATGAACATCCTCATATACATTCAAACTCAAATGAATATGACCTATAGTCCAAAAAGGAATGGATAGGTTCTGTGACACCCAAATAATAAAATATTTTATAAACTCCTTCATATTTTTAATTTCTAAAAAAAAATAATCTCCACAAAGATACAAACTTTATTTTAATTCGCTACAAATTTCTATTAATTTAATTAAGCAAGCAAGTTCTGCTTCTTCGTAGGTTAGACTTCCTAAAAGTGATCTATCTTCAGTAATCCAGTCAGGAGTGTGATTATAAATCTCCCAAGAATATCTATATCCTGCTTTGTCTGATGCAGTTATTTGTAATGGGAATATGTGGTAATAATATTCATACTTCTCTCTAAACCATCTAAATGCTTGTTGGTATAGTGGTGCCAATATTCCTTTATCCCTATTTGTCTCCACACCAATTTTAGAACACAAAACTAAATTGTTTAATTTAACTTGACCATTTCCATAATGGGAATAATAGTTCACACATTGATAATCAAACCCTAATTGTTTTAAAGCTAATGCTTGTTCGTAAGGTATAAATTCTTTTTCCATATAAATAATTTTTTACAAAAATACAAACTTTTATACAAATAGCAAGAATTATTTTTCTATTAGAAAGAATTTATTTTACACATTTATCACATACCCTTTTCCAAAAACCCCTCAACGAAGAAATGCGGGTTTCAGCGGGTCAAAAGTACAAAAATGTACACGAAAAGTACAAAAATGTACTTTCACCCTCTCGGAACCCTTGATTTTCCTAGGTACTTTTTTTAACGCTTCTTTAATTATTTATATGCAAGTTTTACCTACAACCAAACCCCCAAAATTTTTTATTTTTTTTACCTACCTATACCCCCCCTAAAATTTTTTTAACCCCACCCAAAATCATCCCCCCTAGTAGAACAAAAAAACTATCCCCCCGTATGTTATGTGAGAATGAAAAGTGGGGTGTATCAATAACATAGCCCGTATGCATGGCCCGTTTTTCAAATACCCTCCCATAAATTCCAAAAACTCGGTTTTTCATTAGCGAGAAATAGTTTTGAGGGAATATCTCTAGGGCTATGGCTATGGGTCTAGTCTGTGGACTGGGGGCGGGTGGTGGTGATCTAGTTTCTAGTCCATAGTCTCTAGGGTTCCTCTCTCTGTCTGTCTAGTCTGTCTGTCTATCTACTAGTATATAGAATATCCATAGGCGGGTATATACATAGGGCGGAGGGGGTAGGGGAGTTCTAATAGAGTAAAATATATATAGGGGAGGCTACATATCCCCGCACAATACAGGGGCGGGATATTGAGGGCGGGACAAAGTAGGGCGGACAGGGTGCAAAGTACAGAGGAGGGAAAAAGTGGGGGCGGGAAAACGGGAGGGAGTGCAACTAGTAGTAGGAAAAAAAGACAAATTTGTCCGAATATATTTATGCATTATCTCATTAGAGCCTCTCTAAGCGATTATTTTCTGGCAAGTGAGGGTAAGGGGTGGGTTATATGCCCAAAGCCTCCTATTCACCCATTTAAGCCTATTTACATATCAATATCCTAGTACCTTAGATATAGCAAAAATATTCTAGCTATCTGAAACTTTTAACAAAGTTTAACAAGATAATCGGGGTTATTTAGTTTAGAATGTTATATGCGGGGTTTAGTTAAATTGAGTTAAGAAAGGGGTGATCTTTTAGTTTACATTTATTAATATCTTTTTACAATCTTTAACGTGTAGGGGGGTTGACAAAGTGTATAGATGTACTATCTTTGCATTATATTTCATAACCAACTAAATTTAATCAATATGACAAAGTACATTTTGCAAGAAAACGTTTTAACCGACAACATTTTAATAGTTCCCGAAAAAGGAAAAGTTTTTAAAGGTGGCTATATAGCTATAATTAGAGAGTATGTTTATCAAAATTCAAATTCAGATAGAGAACTAGAACCGAAAAAATTTAGGAGCGTAAATAGTTTATATAAGTATATCAATAAAAACTACAAAGAATTCAATATAGATTTTTTAGGAACTACTTTAGAAAACTAAAAATATTAATTAATAAAACTCATAAAAAATGAAAAAAGACACGATAAAAACAATACTATTCGTTTTATCCTTAGTTTTAATGATGTATCTATTTAAGCAAATAGAATATAGAAACGCTATGGAGACTTGTAAGGATAAGCCAACAAAAAACTATCAAGAGTGCATATCGGGGATCAAACAAATTAATAAATAATATCTTTAATCTTTAAAAAAGTAAAAAAATGGAAAAAATAACACTAAAAACGACAAGGTACACAAAGAAACCAGGAACTAAAAACGGCTGGAAATTAGTAGACACAGAAACGGAAGACGTTACAGAGCAGCAGCACAGAAACGCCACAGGCGATGATACTTGTAAATGGTTTAGACGTTTAGGAGGCTCTGAATCAAAAACAATGGGTTACACGTGCAGCGGGTACAAATGTACTAAATTGGTAAGTACATCACCCGACAAAGAAAATAAAACTATAAGAGAGTATTCGTTTCAATGGATTGAGGCAAAAAATAATTAAGCATTATTAACAGGGGCAAAAAATAAAAATAAATATCTTTGCCCTAAATTTAGAGGTTAACTGAAGAGGCTTAAATTAGCCGAAACGCTGCAAAGCGTCTTAACCAATAAAAACCCAGTAACCCGTCAAAACTGAATAAATAAACGGGATAGAATGAGAAATATAGTAAAAGCCATAGAGGCACAAGAAAAAGCAAGGTTAAACGATTTTATCACCGACCTAGAAAAAATTAACGAGGGGCAAGACCTTGAGAAATGGGTATATAATGCCCTACTACCAAAAGGCAAAAGCCTAAAACAATCAACGCTACAGGAGGCTAAAGCCTATTTAATCAAGCGTAAAGAAAAGCAAGTATTTAAAAGCATAGAGAGACAAGCTAATCAAGTTTTAACCATTGGTAAGGCGGGGGAGTTTATAGAGGCTAAAATATCTCTAGAGTGGAAAAAATCTAAAATTTGGGGAATGAACCCATCGGCTGAGTGTGTTTATAGCTACAAAGATATAGAAGGCAATACGAGAACAAACAAAGTATTTTCGGGTAGTGTAAGCGGGTGCGGGTACGATAAACAAAGTACGTCTGTTGCTAATTGTCTGAATCAAATAGATGAGATTTTAAAATTACTCTACACTATCAAAAATGATAATTTAGATCAAGACAATAGGGATATTTTCGGCTATGGGAGTGGCTATGGAATAACTCCGAGCATAGAAGGAGGCGTGGGCGTTTCGTGCTACCCTAGAATATTTGAAAAATTAGGCTATGAATTCAAAACAATAGCATCGGGAAAGACTTTTGATGTTTATACCATAGCTAAAAAGTCTTAAATTAACAACTATTAACAGGGGCAAAGATTAAAAAACTATATCTTTGCCCTATTATTTAAAATCTTTAAAAAAGTAAACCAATGAAAAAAGTAGTAAACAAACAACAAGTAGCACACCTATGGGCAAATAAATTACAAACAGAAGCCCGAACACCAACTAATAATTTTTATTTTATCAATGATACGATATACTCGTACGGTAGTCATTTCCCAATTGCTAAACATATAGGAAACGGAGAAAATAAAGCAATACTATTCACTTTAAGATCTTATAGCAACACAACATCCAAACATATTAGCATAGTGAGGGGTGCTAGTAGTCATATAGACAAAATTTATTGTTATCATTTAACAGACCACGAGGAAAATTTTAAAACGTGGCTAAATGAGGCTAAAAATATAGGGAGTAGCCTATTAAAGGCAAAGAAACCCGAAATTTATATAAGCCAATTAAATAATATCAAAAGTCAAGTTGAT